GCGAGGGGTCTACTGGCGGTTTCAACCCTTTTGTCACCATTGATCTGTCTAGTGCTAGCGATAGCATGTCGATAGAGTTGGTGAGGGATTTACTCCCACCCGACTGGTACGAGTTCCTCAGCATGCTGAGGGCTCCCCGGTACATGTTACCCGGATCGAGTAGTTCCGTAAGGTACGAAAAGTTCTGTAGCATGGGTAATGGTTTCTGCTTCCCACTTCAGACGCTAATCTTTGCGTCGTTGTGTCACGCAGCTTACCGCTTCACCGGCGCCAAACGGTCCGAAATCTCCGTTTACGGAGACGACATCATCGTAAGGCAAAGTGAGGCACTTCTGGTAATAGAGCTCCTTAGGGAGTTTGGGTTTAAGACGAACGTTGATAAGACGTTTATCTGTGGACCCTTCCGGGAGAGCTGCGGAGCAGATTGGTTCGAAGGCCAGGATGTTCGTCCTGTGCACTTTGACAAACCGCTGGTAGACGTACGCCAGCTGTTTGCCCTACACAATTCAACGCTACGTTCCAGGAGATGCGAGCTCTTTTTTGAAGAGTTCCGCGTAGTCCTGAGGTCATTAGGGGGAAGCAATATCCTCCGCCCTGGCCGTGAACCGGGTGACACCGCATATAGTGTCCCCTTAGATGTAGCGATGACCTCTCCCAACGTTCGTTGGAGGAGGGATTGCCAGAGTTGGTCATGGAAGGAAGTAAGATCCCTTTCAGTCGCTGACCCTGGACGTCTTGGTGTAGAAGAGCATGCAAAAGCTCTAGTGCTTGCAATGGCTAGGGGGCACCAGTCCTCTCAGCCATTCAGCCTTCGATACGAGACAACGTGTAAGGTCGTCCGCGTACATGGTCCGTTCTTTGACGGCTATGTGCAACGCCCAGTCCCGGTGGAAGTTAACCGGTTCTGGGTTGGGCGTGCGCTTAACCACAGCGCAACGTTGTCCCACGAAGCTCGCATAGGCTTGGTTAGGGCCTATGCAAAAACAAACCAAACCCCGCGCAATGCTGGGTAAGGTTTCTTCATGGTTGCCTTGAATTAGGCTATAAAGTGGGATGCTAGTGTTGC